GGTGAGAGCGCTGCGCTGCTGCGTCAATGTGCCGAGCTGCCCCATGCGCCAGGCGGAAACACCCTTGGAGATTTCATCGGGGCTGTAGACGTGGCTTTCGCCTGCACCAAGCAACGCACCCAGTATCTTGTTGATTGGCCCCTCGCCACCTTTGATGTCACCAGCCGAAAGATCGGCCGCGCTCGCGTCCAAGAGCTTGCGGAATTTCGCCTGCACCGCTTTATCGTCGGACCCAAGACCATCGGGGCCAGCGAGCTGCAACACCGTATCCGCTTCAGTGTTCACCTTGTCGATGGCGCTTTGGTTCGCGGTCAAGCCAGTGTGATATTCCGAGTGTAACGCCTTGAGCTGTTCGTACGCCGCCGTCGCGCTCGCATCTTCGAGCCCCTGCCGCCGTTGCTCCATCGCTCCATAGATCGGCGCAACCAACGCGGCGGCATTCGGTAAGCGGTCAGGCTGGCCACCGCTTTGAATGGTGGTGATGTTGTTGCTCGCAGCCTGCGCACGGTCGCGCATCATCTGCGCGGCAACTTGCTGCTGCTCAGGGTCAGCGCTCTGAATCACCGTGGCCAGGGCTTCGTTGGCGCTTGTCAGCTCCTGCTGTTGCTGCGCTGTCTGGTCAAGCTGATTCTGGTGCATCCGCTCAGTGGTGATGCCCAAATTCCCCGCGAGCTGCTGCCAAATCGCGCGGAAGGGGTGCCCGTATAGATCGTCAGCCATTAGCCCACTCCTGCCTGCAATGATGTCGAGTGCGAGCTGCCCGTCGATTGCGAGGTGTTGAAACTGGTGTCAAACCCAAAGCTGTTGCTAATAGCCTGCGCGATATCCTCTGCCGACGCCTGGCTCGTGCCCTGGGACTGCGTGAGTGCGGTGGGTCCGCCCATGATTTGCGCGAGCGCTTGGTAGGGTGCGAGCCCCGCTTGAGCGCCACCCTGTAGGAGCTGAAACAATCCACCGAGCGAACTCAAGCCGGTCTGCGATGCTTGCAACTTCTGCGCGCCGAGCGTGCTCGCAGCCTGGTCGCGCTGCGCTTGTGAGTTGCCCAAGATCGTGGCCGCACCCTGCGCGAACTGCCCCGAGACTTGCTTGGCTGCGAGGCTGCGCGCAATTGCGTCGCGCGAGTTGCCGAGCCCGCCCGTGGCGACACCGTTGGCGGTGATGCCAGGCATTAGCTGTTCGTTGAAAAAGTCCCCCAGGTTTGAACCCAGCGCGCCAATCTGTGCCTGCGCCGTTTCATCGGGGCCAGTCACGCGCGAGGTGAGATAGTCGGTGCCCGCGTTGCCGCCCAGGTCTTGCAGAAACTGCGTGCCGCCACTGAATAGCTGCTGCGCCGCACCTTGGAGCCCCGGCACCAGGTCGGCAGCCTGGCCCGCTGCACCCGCCGCGTTGCCGTAGAGCGCAGCGTAAAGCGGGGCGAAGGCAAGAGACTGAGAGCTGGTCTGTTGGCTGCCGCTCTGCGAGGTCGATTGGCTGCCTGAGAGTGAGCTTGACTGGTTAATGCCAAGACTTTGCCCCAGGCTGCTGCTCTGATTCGAGCTGTGGCTGTAGCTGCCGCCGATGCCAAATAGTGCCATGTTAAATTCTCACAACTTGTGCCAAGCCCCGCCACGGTATTCGTAGAGACCTGCGCCGCTGCCAGGATTCCAGTCAGTGCCATCGGCAAACACCAGCGTGCCAGTGGCAAGGTGCGCGGGTGTCTCATGCAGTATATCGAACGCCACCGAGTTGACCGAAGGGGTTGCGAGTGCGTTCGCAATTTGGCGTAACTGGTCAGCCAGCCATGCACGCAGCCCATGTGGCGCATCGAGCGGAATCGCTGTCTGCACGTATTTCAATGGTAGCCCCGCGCTTCGTATTCCATATCGACGCCTGCCACTTTCCACACTTCGGTGCCCGCACTGCGCACCTCGACGGTGATGAACCGCCCGAGCGTCATCACGTTGATGAAGGCATCGGGCGTGTCTAACTGCTGCTCGCTGTCGTAAGTGATGGAATCGGTAACGGAGTTGCGCGAGCCCACGCGAACGAACAACGTGCCAGGGGTGGCGTTGGTGCGTACGTGCACTCGGCGCACCATCTTCAGCCGCTCAGGCTCGCCCATGGCTAGATCGTGCCGAAAGAGTGTGGCTGCAACTGTCACGGCATCGCCCGAATCTTCGAGTGTTAGATCGGCACTGTTGCTACCGGTCACCAACTGCTCAGTGGCCAGGGAAAAGTTGGCGGCATTCCAGAACGTGGCGTCAGCGTCCCACGCCTGGGCGTCACCGTTCCAACTCTCATCGGGTGCGGTGTCGTTCACCACCCCGATAGCCGCGCACGTGGTCTCATCGAGTGAGCGTATGCCCCAGTCACCAGTGCGACGGTTGAACACCAGCGCTTCATTGCAGTAGGTGTTGCCCGTGGTGGGGTAGCGAATTTCTACCTCATCGTGCGCTTGGTTGTAGACACAGTGCAGGTTTTCGTATGACGCCTGGTCAAGCTGCGAAAAGAGGTAATCCCGCACCGTGGACACGGGCTGCCCGCTGCTGCGGTCAAAGGTGTTGCCGACACTTTCCCAGCTCACCCCATCGGTGACGCAAATATCCCCGTCACACACCACCAAGATGGCCCCGCCGATGTCCACCGCAGAGTGGCGGGTGAGCGCCCCGCGCACGCCATCGAGCAGCTTCACGGTGAAGATGTCATTTCCGCCGATGAAGTTGACGGCGTACACCGAGCTGCGCTTGAAAATCAGGAGTGTGTCTTGCAACGCCACCGCTGTCATGCAGGGGCCCGGCTTGTCTGCTACGACATCATCGCCCGCTTGGTTGGTGGCGCTCGCGGTCCACGTGCTGGGCACGTTGCCGGGGGCTGCCGCGTCGCTCCACAAAAACTGTGATTCAAAGTGCCCCGATGGTCCGTCGATGTCGAGCGCGAACAGGTGAAACTTAAACGCGATGAGGAATTTGCACACCGTGCCCGCTGGCCACCCTGGTAGGTCTGCCGCTGGCGTGCCGACATCACCCGCCCAGTAGCGCGGCGGGTCAAGCCCGTTGTTGAAGCATGGTATGTTGTTGAGCAGTGTTGACGACCACTGCCAAGGATGCGTAACAGTCTGAAGCGCTGCCCCCGTGATGTCGGTGATATTCGATGTTTCGAGCGCTTGAATGTGGGCGAGTCCGAAGGATAGCCAGAAATTGGATTCTGTGATGCCGCCAGGGGCGCGCACGTTGAGCAAGTGAAAGACGGGGTTTTCGGTGTTTTGTGCGTACACCTCGCGGCTGCCACCCAAGCGCTCCGCGAAGCCGCTGCGAAACACTACGTTGCTCGCCTGGGTGTAGAAGTCTTGTGACACTTCATTCCCCGGCACACCGAGCGCAAGCCCACGGGGGCGAAGGCGTAGCAAGCGCTTGGGATAACTCACGTTGCTGTTGCCTGTAGAGTCACGTTGCCAGTCTTGAGTGTGTTGCCACCCCCGTCCTTGAGTGTGAGAGTTAGCACCGCGCTGACGGTGCCCGCACCCACTTGTAGCAAATCCCACTCGCGGTTTGAACTCGATGCCAAGTCAGTGTCTAGTGCGCTGCCGCTCACTGCGGTGCCCGATACCTGGTGCGCGCGAATGGTGTAGGCACCAGGGGCAAACGCCTTGGGGGACACCCAGTCATCTAGGTCGGTGGTGCCAACGGTGTCCACCTTATTGATGTCGCCGCCGGTAGTGAACTGAATCCCGACGCTATACGCGCCGATGTGCGTGCCGCTGAGTGCCGCGCCGGCCTGCACCGAATAAAGCGCGCTCGACGCCGCCATCATCATTGCCGCGCTCGCGCCGCTCATTTAGGTCAAACCTGGCCCGGAAATCAGCCACGTCGTAGTCGCAACTTTTTCCGCCGTGGCGAAACCGTTCGCGGCGAGTGACCGCGTTCCCGTCGTCGCGGTGCCCGCAAGCCTTAGCGTGTCGGAAGTAAGCGCGATGCTTACCGCGCCGCTGCCGACGTTGAAAAAATGAAACGTGGTCCCGATAGCCCACGCGCGCGTGGCATTGGCTGGAATCGTGAACGTGTTTCCGCCGCTGCCGTTGTAACCAACGCTCCAATTCGCCTCAGCGAGCGCGAGCACAGTTCCCATTGTGTAATCGCTCGACGTGACTCCGACATTCGGTATGCCGTTAAAGCCGACCTGTTGCGAGCTGGCACCCGTGTTTGTGACAGTACCTGCGCCAAAGTCGAAATTTCCGCCGCTGCTAATCGTTAGGCGCGTAGCGCTGCCGCCCGCTAGCAGTTGCAAATTCCCTTCGGCGCGAATCGCTATGGAGCTGTTATCGGTGCTGCCGCCGAGGGCAGCGCCCGCGCCGATATACCCTTTCGCGACGCCATTGACGTTGTACTGAAAATAAACGCCGTTGGCGTTGGTCGATGTGTAGGTACCAAGAGCGTTGATGTTGCCCGCCGAAATTCCGTTAGTGCTTGTGAACGTGTTCGCCGCATTGATTAGCGGGACATTGGCGGATAGTCGCGCATCGGCCACCGTGCCCGTGGCCACGTTGGTGCCGTTCAAGCTGGTAAGATTTGCGCCACTGACCGCTGGCAGCGTTGCCGGAAACCGCGCATCGGGCACCGTGCCACTGCCCAGGTTTGAGGCGTTGAGCGCGGTCAGATTGATGCCGCTCAGTGCTGGCAGCACCCCAGCGTTAGCCAGCACAATCTTGCCAGTGCCTTCGACGCCCGTCACACCGTCAATGAAATTCAGCTCTAGCTGGGTGGCGGTGACTGCCCCTGTGAGATTTGGAAACGTGGCCTTAACGGTGCTCTTGAGCAACCTGATGTGGTCATCGCCCTGGCTCTTGGGATCGGTCGCCCCCACGGGGTTGGTGGTGACTAGTCCGTCGATGTAGGTGGCGGATTCTAATCCCATATCAATACCCCTTCTAACCCCATATCAATACCCCGTTGAGGTGGCGAAGTTGCCCAAGTTGTAACGCCCCGCCACACTGGTGCCGCCGAGTCTGCGCCCCTTCTGCTGGTTGATGCGCTCGATGGCATCCATGCAGCGGTTCATGGCGCGGTCGGCCAGCTCGTTGTCTTCGGTCCATTCATATAGATAGGCGAGCGCCCCGTCGATGTACACCCGCTCATGCAGGTCCAGCAGCTCGTTGTGGTCTGACGCCTGCGAGAGTTCATCGGGCCAGCCGAAATAAATCAGTGCCATTTCTTCATCGAGCCCAGGCACCCCGCGAAACTCCACCTGGCCGAGTGAGAGTGCATACTGCAAGACATCGGACGCTGCAGTGAGCAGGTTCAGTGCCGAAAGCCCCACAGGCTCCACGGTCACCCCGTTCTGGTTCTGAATCGCGCGCACTTCGAGCAGCGTGCTGGGAAGATCGTAGAGCCCCGCTGTAACGCGGTCAGCTTCCGCCAGCGTGGTGCGCAGCTCGAACGCGCGCAGCTCGCGACGGATGAGCCCCTCTGCCTGGCGTATGAAGTCCACCACCTCAGTGGTGAGTGTTGGGCGGTGAGCATTTGAGAGCACCGCTGTTTTAAGCGTTGCGTACGTGAGGCTCACAGCCCCAACTCCTTGCGCAGCCGCGCGAGCAGCACCACGGTGCCCAGGATGGTGACGGTGGGTCCACGCCACTGCTCAGGGACGTGTGAGAGCAAGGTGGGGTCTACGGTCACCACCACGCCACTTGCCATGAGAGCCGTGGCAACCCTTGCCGTCCAGCTCGCCACGTACTTCGCCGCTAATGCTTTCAACATCTAAAGTGCTCCCCGCTGTGCGTGCACTGCCATTTCAAGCTGCCCCACTCGCCACTCCAAGAGCTTGAGCGTTGCAGCACCGTCGTTCGTTGTCCACACCAACCAAGAGAGTGCGGCCAGGATAATCGCGCGCGTGATGTAGGTTGCCAGCTCGTCCCACTTGTTCACCTTGTGCACCACCGAATCAATGTCGCGGCGTCCAATCCTGTCGTTCACTTGACGATGATTCCGTGGCTGTTTCGTAGTCCCTTCTTGCCGTCGTTTCGGCGCAGCTTGTATGGTGCGCTTGCGGGCGAGGCAATGAATTTCTGCCACGCCTTGTGTTGAATTTCTGCATCAAGTGACATCAAATCGGGGAAGCGGATTTGTAGCACCCGCATATCACCCACGGGGATGTTTAGCGCCACGTAGCCGATGTCGCCCCCAGGTGCTGCCACGCCACCCGTCAGCCGCTCATTACGAAGTTTTTGATTGAGTTCGAGCACGGGCGTGCGCGAGTCAATTTTGCCAATCTTCATCGAGCCCCCAAAACAGGGTCACACCTTTGCATCGCGCGTGACCCTGCCAGCCCAGGGTGGGACTGAAACGCTACGCAATCACCGCCGACGCGGGCAGGATGTCGCGCACCACTGCGTGCGCCTTTTCGTTGTAGACCTTCAGCGTCCAATCCACGGTGATGTCACGACGGTCGGAAAGACCGTTTTTCGCAAGGTCTTTCACCTTGTAACCGTCGAGGTACGCCATGGCTGCGCGCTCAGGGTCGATCAAGAGCACGTCCGCGCACGCTGCCACGTTGCTCGAAGTGCCGCCACCCGTGTAGGTCTGCTGCAACCTATTCGGAACGATGGTGAGCGTGGTGCCAAACGCCGACACAATGACTTGAAAGTACGCCTGCGCAGTCTGCGGAATGGAGCGCCCGCCGTCGCCCGGAATGTTGGCGTGCGCTGCGGTCGCCTTGATGGTGCCCGCCACCAGCGAGTTGTTGATTCCGTTCACCAGCGTGGGCGTAGTCATCAAGTAGCGGATGTTGCCGTATGACGTAAACACGTTGAGAATCTGTGCCGCCACCATGCTGGCCCAGGCGAGCGCTCTGCCGACGCCAACCGTGGGGGCGTCCACCACCTTGGTGCTGGTGTTGAATCCGCCCGAGACACCACCCACACCAAGCCCGTCGTTGGTGGCAATCCAAGCGGAGAATCCGCCCGCCTTGCCCGCCGTGCTCACGTTGTCGTCAGCCACCGACGCCTGGTGGCTGGTGACGTGCGCCTCAACGTCCTGGCGCACCCGCTGCATGGCCATCATCGTCTGATAGGCCAGCTCGTTGCCCCTGCCGATGGTGGACGAGTTCTGCGCACGCTCGCTGACTGCGATGGTGCGGGCGTTGATTTGCGTGATGTTGCCGACGCGCGCCCCCGTCGCCGTTTCGTAGCTGCTCGCGTCGGAACCGCTCACGCGGTATTTGCTGGTGCTGACCGCGCCGAGTTCATCTTGGGTCCACTCGGTGTAATCCTGGTTGCAGGTGTCGGTGCCGATGATGTCTTGGAACGGGGTCTCTAGGAACGAAAGCTGAAAGATGCGCGCGGCCACGTCCTCATTGACGAGTCCGCCAGCCGTGAGTGCCTTCAGGTCTACGTTATCAATTGCATCGCCCGGAAATGACATTTTTGAGTGCTCCTATCTAGTGTTGAATTGATTCAGTAAGTTTTCAACGGAGCGCTCATGACGATTCTTTCGAGTGGACTGCGCCTGCGCGGGCTTCTTGTCGCCCGCACCGCTCCCCCTGCCTGGGGTTTCTGAGGCGGGCTTCACGTTGACTTTCGCCAACGCAGCTCGCAGTTGCTGCTCGCGCTTCATGTTGTCGTGAAAGTACTTCATTAGCCGATGGTCATAGACCCCGGCCAAGTAGTTATCGGGAAAGCCATACGCACCCAAGTGGGTGGCAAGCTCGCCGATGTCTTTTTCTCTCACTTTCTCATCGCGCCAGTCAGTGATAACTTCCAGCGTCCGCTTGCGCTCTGCCTGAATGTAGGTGGCTTGGCGCTTGCGCGCAGCTTCCCGCACTTCAGGCTTGATCGCATCGGGCGGCAAAGAAGCCACCAGGGTCTGCAACTCTTCCTGCGAGCGAAGCAAATCAGCCTCGCGTTTCCGCTTGTCTTCCTCGAATGCCAGTGAGCGAACCGTAAAGTCTTCGCGCTCCGCTGCGTGGTCTTTCAGCTCGCCTAGCTTGTGGGGTTTCTCCCCCTCGCGCTTGGCAGGAATCTCCAAGTCATAGAGCGCTTCAACACCAACGCCCAGCACCTCTGCGAGCGATTTGATGTCTTTGGGCACCGCCTTGGGCTTTTGGCCCTGCACCTCTGCGGGCGGTGTCTCATCTTCCTTGCCGGGAAAGAATTCGGCTGCGAGCTTTCGCAGCGCGCTTTCATTCTCGGCTGGTTTGTTGGGCTTAGTCGGAGCTGCCGCCGCTGCCGGGGGCTTGCTTTCGACTGGAGCCGCTGAGTTCTCTTGCACGGTCATAGATTGTTTCCCTCACCCTGGCTATTGCTTGTATCAGATACCAACACCCTTCGCGCTCTGTGATTTGCTCTGCTGTTTCCCACCGGGCTACTGCGTCCGCTTTTGCCTCATCAAGCAGCGTTGCTAGCAGTTGGTTTTTGAGAATTGCTCTTGCTTCCTGGTTTGCTGTCACCGTCTTCCCCTGGCTTTTTGCGTGCGACTAATAGTTTTACGGTCGCGTCGCCTGCGATCTTGGCTTCTTCCACCTCGCTGCCAAGGATTGCGTTCCAATACTGGAATTGTCGGTCTGCGTCGCCGCTGTACTTTTCCAGTCCAATTCGCATCTGCTCGATTTGCACCGCTTGAGTCATTAGCGATGTCTGCATTTGCTGCATCTCTTTCGCGTTGTTGCTCTTGGTTTGCAACGCCTTCTGCGCACTTTGGCTGCGTGGGTCCACTAGATAGCGTTCGGGGCTCGTGATGTCGTTCAAGCGTGCCCAGTCGGTGAGCGCTGCGTAGAAACCATCAAGGTTCACCAACACCTCATCCATCCCCTGCTGGGCCAGGGTGATTTGCGCAGTGATGAATTGCCACATCGCACCAGACTTGCGTGCCCGCTCACCTGGCGACATCCCCACTTTGATGGTGACGCCAGCGCGCTGTTGCCACTGCGACGGCACGGGGCTCTGCCAGCGTCCCTGCGCCTTGATCGGTACGGGGTAGTCGTACTCTGCGCGGAGTGTTGCGTGCGCGAGCAGAAACACGCTGCGAATGAGTGTCATGGCAATATTTTTCGTCATCATTGCCGAGAGTTGTTCCATGACACTGTAAGCGCGATCTAGTCCCTGGCTCCCCATGCGGTCGCCGCCGATTTGGGCGTTGCCGCTCGCGAGTTCTAGCGCCGCTCCACCCTGCTCAGTGCGAATCTGTCGCTGATTGTTGATAGCAGCGAGGATGCCCGCGCTTTGATCGGGCACCGCGAAAGGCATCAACGCGGTACGGATGTCACCGACGCTTGCCCGCACTCGCAGTGAACCGTTGGTGCGCCCATCGTCTACGTCGTCAACGTTGACCTTGCCGTCGAGGTAGGCCAGGCGTTGCTTGGTGACGGTGTTCACGTTATCGAGCAGTGCTCGCAGCAGCCCCGTGTTCACGTCTTGGGTGGTGCGCAGCTTGTCGTACAACGAAATGCCCGTGAAGCGGTGCGGGTTGATGAACGCCACACCGTGCCCGTAAGGAATCAGGTCGGCCGGCTCTTTCTTGAGCAACACATTGTCGTTGTAGTTTAGATAGACCTTGTAGAGTTCTGTTTTGCCGTCCCCGTTTTGGTCGCACTGTGTGTAGAGTTCGTACCACTCAATCAGGTCTTGCGCGGGGTCGATGCTGGGTGAAACTGGGGTGACGATGTTGCGCAGGTTTCTCGCCTGTCTATCCGGCTTCGTTGCATCCGGGGAATACGGGCGTAGTTTGTCGATCTTGTCTTGCGGAAGGCCCAGCCGCACCAGCTCACTGCGCGGTGTGTAGTGGATTTCGCCGCAGAGTGGTAACTCTTGGACATCGTTGCCGTCCCAGTTTTTGGGATAAAAGAATTTCTCCACGGCTGCCACGCGAAAGCGCTTGTTGGTCTTGGTTAGCTTGAGTGTTGCCGTTTCTTTCTCAGGGTTGAATTCTTGCACCTCGATTTCTACGCCTGGCATCTGTTTGGTCAGCAGTGCCGCGAGCGCCATCGAGTTGATGCCTTCAAAATCCCGCGTCACGACGGTGGGGGTCTTGTCCACCCAAACTTTGACCACGCCGTCGCGCGTCAGCAGTGCGCTCTTGATGGCTTGTGCGAGGTGGTAACGCCCGTCACCTTGCTTCATCACCATAAAAGTCACGGTGTCTGATTCGAGCTGCGCTTGCTGCTCGTCGTCGTAACCGTAGGAGTCAAACTCCGCTATGTTGTCGGTGCCGAATGCTTCGAGGCACTGCGCCAACACCGCTTCCACCATTGCGGACAAATCACCGCTGACCGCTTGAGAGCGTCCCGGTACTTCATCCCCGCGTGCTCGCTGAAAGTAGTAGTCGAGCGCCTTCTTAGTGTCGATAGAAACGGCGTCGCCTTCCCACCCAGTGCAATCAGCCAATTGGCTCTTGAGCTGTTTAACGAACGCGGCATCTGCGTGGGCTTTCGTGCGTGCCATCAAATCACCGCCCGGTCTCGGATGGAGTAGTCAGGGGCGCGGCCCCAGTCGGCTGCGTCGCCTGCGATGGCTGCGAGGCGTTCGAGGGCGTTGTAGACGGCTGCGGTCGCATAGGTCTGGTCGTCATCCTCTTCCAGTTGCCCGTTGAGGGAGCCCGCTAACGCATCGGTCAGAACTGAGGTGGGGGATAGAATCGAGTGCTCTAGGAAAGTTGCCGTTGCCACCTGCCCCGCTGGCATGATTATTTCCGCCGTTGGACTGAGGCTGTCGGCATCCTGCCTTAGTTCCTCGCCTAGCGCAAGAATCGTGCCACTGGCGGGCTTGTATAGCTCGTGGAGCCCCACGTTTCGCTGCACCTTGCCGCCATGAATGAAGTGTCGCCCAGCCCGCACGGAGCAGTTGAGGATTGCCGTGTAGCCCTGGTGCTGCCCGATGCAGGCGAAGTTTGAGCTGTTGCGAATCCCCGTGACTGGGTGCTCTCGAATCGCGCCCACCTCTTCAAGCGCATCGAAAACCCGCGCATAGGGCCCGAGTGAAGCGGGGGCGACGGGCACGCAATAGTATTCCTGCTGAATCATCCGCTCGGGCATTCCTGTTGCTCGGTCTGCCTCGATGTCTGCCTCGCTGATAATGGGCTTGCCGTCATCGCGCTTGGTGTCGCGCACGGTTTTGATCGTGGTGTACCACTCGGGGTTGTTCTTCACTTCGTTGTACATCTGCCAGGCGTGGTTTCGCCCGCGAAAGGTACTAATGAAGATTGCCCACCCACCGTTAGCGCGCAAAATCGGGCGTATGTAGTTCCACGCTTGTGGGTCGCATAGTGCCCACTCGCTGAATATCACACCTCTCGGGTTGCTGCCGACCATGCGGTCATAGTTGTCGCTCCCCAGTAGCTGCCAGGTGCTGCCGCACTCAAGCTCTGCGAACATTTCGGTGTTATTCGCTGCGATTGCGTCGGGGAAAAACAGGTCTAGGAACCTGGCACCCAGCTTGTGGTCTATGCCGTGCCATATCGCGCGTTTTGCTTGAATGTGTTTCGGTAATAGATGCCAATACGTGCCGATATTCTTCCTTGCTTCCTTTGCTGCGATTCCTAGTCCAAACCAGTCCTTGCCCGCGCGTCGGTGCCATGCGTGATACTGGAACTTCTTGCCCGCGTTGAATTGCGCTTCAGCTTCGCGCTGGTGCGCCATGAATTCGACGGGTGGTAGTGGTTTGTCCTCTTCCTGCGCTTTCTTTTTGCTTGGTGCGCGCTTCACCTTTGTCTTGGTGGCCATTACTTAAACGTCACACTGACAATGACGGGAGACTTCGGGGTCATTGTTGCAGGGGGTGGGACCGGCAGCATGAAGTGAACCACGCTGCTCCACTGGCTGATGTTGTTGCCGTGGTCATCTAGTGAGCTGTGCGCTGCACACCAATACTGGCCATCTGCCAGGTCTACCGTTGCTTGTGTGTTGGGCGAGTTGATGAACGCTATCAGCGTCCAGTCTGCACCGCCTGGTGTTGCGCTTGGTCCGCAGTCGATTGTGGTGTACACCGTGCCAACTATCGGTTGATTGTTGTCGAGTTCGATTGGGTGCTGCACGTTGAACGTGACAAGTGCAGCTAATAGAAGCGCTTGCATATAGGAGTTCCCCTGTGACTGACGTGAAAGGTGCGCCGATCATGCCGCGTGGATTGCGTAATAACAACCCAGGAAACCTGCGAGCTGGCTGCCTTTGGATTGGCTACGTGGGTGCGGACCCCGATGGATACGCACAGTTCGATACGTTAGAGCATGGCGTGCGTGCTCTCACTCGTGACTTGCTCACCAAGATGCGACGCGGGCTTGTGACTATCAGGGACATCATTACTACATATGCACCAGCTACTGAAAATCCGACGCAGAGTTACATTGCATTTGTTTCTCATCGCTTGCAGGTGTTGCCGAATGAAACCATCACCAGCGCTTACATACCGGAGTTGGTAGATGCCATTACCTTCTTCGAGTGTGGTGAACCGTTGAGTGTTGATGTGCTAGCTTCTGGTGTTGAGA